AAGAATATTCTTACTATATTCAAAATGATGCAGACAGGTTCGTATTCGAGGATTTTCATAAATTGATTGATTGTTAGATTACATTACCCAAAAAGTTCTCTTGCTTTCCTCTCCACAAAGAGACAAAATCCAAAAATGGATAACTTCACAACCCAAGTGCGTCCTCCCCTCAACTTCTCCATCCGTGACCTGTGGAATGGTGAGATGACAGATGAGGTACGCACAAAGTTTGAACAACTCAAGAAAACTTGTGAGGACAAAACAAGTGACCAAGTGGCGCAAGGGTGATCCCCATCTCATAAACGGTGGCGACTCAGGACTCTCTATGGAAGGTGCTCGGGAAATAGCCGAGTTCTTCGGTCGTTCAGATACCACCATCTATGACTGGATACACAAGGGCCTCCTCCCCGCAGCCAAGCTCCCCAACGGCCACTGGTTCACAAACAAATCCCTCTTGCTCGAATGGCTTATGGCTAACAACGAGGCAGAACTAGAAGCTCGCAAGAGCTAAAAATTTCCGGTAACAAAGATTGGTAACTGTCCGCGATGCCTCCTAGACATTCAGCACCTAAAGCGACCGCGGCTGACGTTAGGGCCAAGCTCCAACGATTCAACCGGGAGCCGTTTCTCGATGTGCTTGAGAAAATACTGGGGGCAGCCCCCACCATACAATCCATCCAAGCGTTTGCGAACAAATATCCTGATAGATGGGCGCAAGCCTTGACCATTGTGTCAAAACTATATGGCTTCCACGAGAAGTTGGAGATCGATCAGAATGTACACGTCCACGTGCATGAGATGTCCGACGCTGATTTGATGCATAAGTTAGAGGATATGAGAAAACAGATGTTAGATGCAACATCTGATAACATGGTCCTAGTAGGGGAGGTTGTAGAAGTAGGGGAGGAAGAAGAAGTAGAGCAGCATGGTCCTACTGGACAGCATGGTCCTACTAGGGCGCTCAAAATTTGAACAAAAAAGAGGCGGCCGAAGCCGCCCCTCCTTGTGGTGTTGCTAGTTGCGGCTTACCATCTCCCTGGTGCGGGTCCAGTCCACCTTGAGGCAGTCGGTCATTCCGTTCTTGATAAGTTGCTCCTTGACCACCTGGGCCACCCCGTCGCGCTCCCGCTGCATCAGCCGAATCTGTTGATCCAACTCGGCGTGGTCGCGAATCGCTTGCTTCAAATGCTCCATCTTATTTCTCCTTATGGTAGTAATGGTGAATCTCAATCACGATCTTCAAGGGTTCCACCTTGGGCTGAGGCTCTCCTTCCTTCTTAGCCAGCCAGTTGTCGATCAGCTGCTGAGATCCGTTGGAAATCCTCCCCCGGTTCTTCCAAGAAGTTTGTTGGGAGGGTGACCTACCGTGGTCGCGAAAGAACTGGGAGCGAATACGGGCAGGTAGTGCAAACCATTCCTCGAATGTAATCATAGCAACCCCTTTGGTTTAATCTGGAGAGTTGGGGAGGCCCGTAGACCTCCCCTCCCCCATGTTGTGACCCTACTTCTGAGTCTTGGCCCATTCGATGAATGCGGCCCGCTCATCGGCATCCATGCCGGAGAAGCTTTTCTTGCTGACCTCGACTGGATCTTTCGCCTTGCCACGGTTAGCCAGCCTTTCTGCAATTGGCTTGACTTTGTATTCTCCATCAATTGACCGAAGGGCTTTGGCGGGGTCGGACTCGACTTTCTTAGTTCCCGCGTAGGTTGTCCGAAATTCGTCGGCCGTGATGACGTCCAGCGCCCTCACTGCAACCTCCATCAAATCTTGCCGGGTACAGCCTGTGAAATCGTAGGTTGTAGAAACCTGATATCGATAATCTTTGACACCGGCGGGTTTGATTGTGCGGTGGGACGTCGCTGCATCCCCGGCGTGGTTCACTGACTGGACGGCTGTCCGGTCGAACTCGCCGTTTCCATTGATTTTCTGTTTTTCTGACATTTTGACTTCCTCATGGTTTGGTGGAACATCATTGTTCCGTCTTGATGGGTAATATATAGGTATAAACTGGGTGAAATGAATCAGCATTGCTGACCTATGTGTTGTTTTTTCGATCACGATATTGTGATCAACATGGTGGGTGGGGGTATACATAGTTGGCACGATTTTTGCCACGTGCCGTGGCCAATCTCACTAAATTTCAAACACCAGGAATGTTGTTCCTCCCTTGTTCGTTATGGGGTATAATATAGGGACAAGTGAACAACCATGTTCTTCTGGTTACAGAAAGGGGTTATAAAATGAGTTTGTCTTTTGCCGACCGTGAGGGGAAGGAGTTAGAACTCCTCATGATGAATGAACTGCTTCGTAGGAGAGCAGATGATCCCTTATTCAACTTCATGCCGCACGCTAAACAAGAGGCGTTTATCGACTCTGTGCTTGGCAGGGAATATTATGAGAACTGGTTAGTTGCCGCAAACAGGTCAGGAAAGAGCGATGCAGGGGCATATTGCGGGGCGGCCTTGGCCAGGTTTGGGTTGGCCGCAAACGAGGTGCGCCATGTCGGCGCTGCGGGATCACCTATCTCAGTTAAAGACCGAAGCGCCTCACTGTGGGTCTCGGCTCTCGACTTTCCTACAAGCCGTGATGTTATACAACCGAAATACTTTGACAATGGCTTTGTCGCGGCTGGACAGCACCCACCGTTTATCCCTGATAGAGAGATCGCAGAGTGGAGGGTGTCTGATCAGGTTCTGAAATTGAAGAACGGTTCTATTATAGGATTTAAGTCTGCGGAGACTGGCCGAAAGAAGTATCAAGGAGCTGAGAAGGATGCAGTCCACTTCGACGAAGAGCACGACGAAGGTATTGTTGAGGAATGTGCGATACGAGTGGGCGCGAGACGATTGCGTACTTTCCATACTATCACCATCCTACCACCCGAAGGGCAAATCGGAGGAGTGTCGTGGGTGTTTCCTAAGATCCTGGTGCCATTTCAATCGGGTGACTTGAAACACGCGATGGTGTTTGGGGCCTCTATCTATGACAACCCCCACATTGATCGGGAGGAAATAGCCCGACTGGAGGCCATCTATCCCCCAGGCTCCCCAGCTCGGAGAATTAGGCTCGAGGGGGAATGGCTTCCAGGGATGGCTGGTGCTCGTGCTTATCCTTCCTTCAACCGACAACTGAACGTGAAGGAGCAGCCAGAAATCTCCCTACGTCGACCTCTAGCGTGGATTTGGGACTTCAACGTTGAGCCTATGGTCTCTTTGATCGGCCAACGCGAATCATCTGGGCTATTCCGTGTACATAGGGAACTGGTTCTGAGTGAAGGTTCTATCCCAGATATGTGTCAGATGTTCTATGACGTACATACCCAGCATTATGCCGAAATCTGGGTTCATGGAGATGCCACTGGTAAGGCTCGGCATTCTCAATCAAACCGTACTAACTATTCTGTTATAGCCAATGAGATGAGACACTATGGCGCACCTTTGCGAATGAAAGTTCCGGAGTCAAACCCTCCAGTACCGGATCGAGTAAACGCCTTGAATTTAGCGTGTCGATCAGCAGAGGCCCAAATCAACCTTGAATTAGATCCACAGTGTGTAGAGCTAATCGCAGATATGGAGCAGGTATTAAGAGATGGGAGAGGTGGAATCAAGAAGACCTACAACGCCCGTGATCCATATTTTCAACGGACCCATACTTCAGACGCTTTGGGTTACTGGATCTCTTATGAGGCACCGATCCGTGCGTTACGAATGGCGACTAAGCTTGGCCGAAAAATTCCCCGTCCAACATATCGTTTCAGAGCCAGTTAACGACAACTATTGGTCGGATACACCCGATGTCGAGTAATCCAATTGACGATCCGGCTCTCTACCATGTAAGCTCAAAATTGCAAGAGCCGAACAACAGCGAGGTTAGATGTAGAGCTTGTGGAACACCCTTAGACCCTGGAGCACATCGAAGAATTGGGGTTTGTAAACAGTGTGTTCAACGCTCCACTGATCAGGCCGCACTCAAAATTCCGAGGATGAGTTATGGTAGAAGCCGCCGCTAAGAAGCCTGGTGCCGATATACACCCTGATCCTAACGGCCCCTCTTTAATCAATCTCACATTGGGCTATAAGAAAGAAGCCGAAGATGCGCGGAAGCGCCGTCTAGAGCTTAACAAGATAAATGTTGATGCTTATATGGGTCTGCAAGATTGGACTCATAAGCAAGACGGACAATCTGCTGAATTTGTTCCCAAAGTTGCTACTTCGGTAGAGCAGTTTGCCGCCCTCATTCAGAGGGGAATGACCTCCTTCGGAGATTGGTTTCAGGTTGAGATGGGCCGCGGTGTCCAGTTGCCGATCGCACCCGAGGAGGTGCGGGCGCTCCTTATGTGCTACTTCTCTTCTATCCCCACCGGACAGGATGAGAAGACGATCGCACTGGACACCGTTCTTTCCAACGCTTCCAAGGTTGGGCTTCTTGAATCAACAATCATACTAAAAGTTCATGGCCGGCAGGTGACTGAGAGACGGTTCTTTGTTGAACGTGGCGAACCTGCGTTTAATATTGAGACAGAGGAATTCGAACCTCCCTCCGAATCCCTTGGTACTCAAGAGTTCTCCTCTTGGCGCCTGCTGGTTGACCTCATTGCTGCAGAAGACTTCTATCAAGATCCTTCTGGAGCTGGCCTTTATGAGATTCATCGGGTAGAGGTAGATTGGAGTCGGGCTGAGGAATTGGCTGAACAGGGTATATATGATAAAAATGCCTTAATGACTCTCAAAGGTGTAGATACCCACAAAGAGCATGAGCACAAACGGGCAGAGACGCGGAGAGGCCAATCTGAAAATGACCCTCCAGGATTTCGTAAGAAGATTGTCATAGATGAGTGCTGGGGCACTGTCTTGAATGAGGACGGCCAAGCAGTTAAGAAGAATCAGAGGTGGGCAATTGGCAATGATCGGGTTGTACTCCGTAAACCCGAGGACAATCCTTTTTGGCACCAAGAAAGCCCCTTCATTGTTCATCCCTTGATCAATGTCCCCTTCAGCACATGGCACAAAGCCATCTATGATCATGCTAGCCCTCTTAACCTGGCCATAAACGAGATGTTCAACCTCATCTTAGATGGTGGTTTAGCAGCAGTTTGGGGTATCAAACAGTTGAGAGCCTTTGCACTGGATGATTCCTCTGACGTGTCGGGCGGCATTCCTCAGGGCTCCACCTTAGTGGTGAATGAAACGTTGCCAGCGAATGCAAAAGTGCTGGAAACTGTCACAGAGGGCCAAGTCCCTCAGGATGCTCTACAAACCCTTGGAGTATTGATTAGAGAGTTTCAGGAAGCCGCCCTGACCAATGAAATCGCCCTTGGACAGGTATCGGCAAAGCAGGTGAAAGCTACAGAGATTGTCGCTTCCCAACAGTCAAGGGCCGTAACATTAGATGGCATAATCGGCAATCTGGAGACGGGTTTAATAGATCAACTCATCCGAAAGAGCTGGATGCTCCTAATGCAGAATGCCGACGATCTCGATAGTCAGATGGTAGTAGATGCTATTGGTACCAGATCTGCTCTCCTTCTAAGTCAGATGAGTGCCCCTGAACGCTTTGCCCAATTTGCCTCCTCTTGCTCTTTCACTGCTCGAGGATTATCTGCAGTCTTGGCGAAGTCTCAGGACTTCCAAAAATCTATGGCCCTCTTACAGGCCGTAACAGTGAATCCATTACTATTCCAGGCCTTTATGAAACGCTTCTCAGGTAACAAAGCCTTGAGCACCTTGATGAAGCTCCTCAATATTGATCCACGCTCACTTGAGAAGGATCAGGAAGAGCAGCAGACTGCCGAAGCTGATGCCGCCGAAATCCCGGGGATTGCTCAAATTTTGAACGGCGGTCCTGGTGTTGCGGGTGGGCAGGAGGGCTCTCCAAGGGTCTCTGCAGAAGACACAGGAGATGCTAGTCTCCCAAGTGAGATAAATCAGGCTGGTAATCCTCTAACAGGATTGGTAGGATAATATGACAGATAAACCTAAACGTCGTGAACCTGCTTTTGATGATAGCGCAGAAAAAATTGAGCAGCAGGTGCAGCGAAACCTGCTAAGGCCACCTCCTACCAACAAAGAGCTGAAAGCGGCCATTAAGAGTAAGACGCCTGTAACGGATTTGATGAACAGATTGCGAGGTCGTTGATCCCATACTATGGAAGCATTTGGGAAGACGATTTCGCCAGGTAGTAGGGTAGGGCTAGGATAATGGTTGATTTTCTGGGCAGAGGCGGACCTGGTTACCCCCCAACACTAAAGCGCATCCTCGGACCGGGGAGCGGTGGGGGAGCGGGAGGATTGAGTCCCCAGTCGTTGCGGCAAGCCGTTGCTCAATTCAAGACGCCCGGCGTTACAGTGCTGCAAAACACCAGACTAACCAATCCCGGTACTACATCTGTGCCGTTCAATCAGATGCAATTTCCCGCACCTGTGGGTCTCATTCAAGGTGGGCCACCTGGAACAGTACCTGTTGGACAGGTTGTAGATCCTGCAGACCCTATAGGGGCTCCTGGAGCTGATCCTGAGCAGAAGATACAAGGGCTCATAAAATTTGATCCTGGAGTTTCTATGGGTCAGGGTGTCGTGGGGTTGACGAATACTCTAAAGACCCAGGGATATAGGGCTAATATAGTTCCTCGAAGTAATGAAGGAGAGAAGGATACTATACTTTTTGATACCTCTTTCCGTGATCCTAAGTTTGGAAAGCTTCCCACTATCAATATAGAAATTCCTGGTCAGGGCATGACTGACTATGTAACAAGACTAACCTATCAAGAAGATGACCACGAGTTCCTGTCTGTGAAGATTCCCGCCCCTGATTTAAGAAGTTCGTTACAAATAGCCCACATCATGTCCAAAGCTCGGGCTGGGTCTACGGGTAAGAGTGTACTATTTGATGGGCTAAGTCTTGCTAAGGTTATAACTATGGGGCAATCCCATAAGGGTGCGGCTCTCAATAAGTTTAGTAGTGATGATGCTTTTGCTCATCAAGTCTCTACAAGTTTGGACGTATTAAGACTAAACTTATTGAAATCCACCTTTAACTCTATCAACCAGGCTTATCAAATGGAGCATTCAGAGGTTTTGGACCTCCTAGCGAGTAACAATGCTCGACTAAAAACCGCAGTAGACATGATAAAGGGTATGCCCTCTGTTCATGGTGATGTTGCGCTGCCCTTGGTGAAGGCAGCGGCTGTAGTGAACACAAGTATGGTTGGAGAATCTCGTCATTTTGGGTTAGCCCAGCTAGGTAGCCCCCAAATGACTGAGGCGCTTGATCAATTCTTCTCTAATTTCCCCGATCTCCAGTTTGATCCCGAGGACGCTACGACAGCCCGGCTTAAATTTAGTAGAAGCTTTACCCATAATCAGAGAGATGCCTTGACTTCAGCTCAGAAGTTTAACAAAACCCATACGCGCCCCGGTGTGAAGCTGACTCATGCTCAGCGGGAGGGGGATCCAGCCCATGAGTTGCAGGCTGGTCGTAGACCGCGGGGGAGAAGGAGGACTCAATGGCTTTATCACGGGACTCTCGCGGCGTCTCAGGTTCAAGAGGAGGGACTCACAAAAGGCCATAGTTACGAGTTGAACATACCGGGCTCTTCAGTATCTGGTGCACCAGATGTATCCACGACGAATTTTGGTCAGGGAGATGCCCTTAAGCATGTTCTGATTGTGGAACTCCCTGCGGTGACGCAAGGCCAAATTATTAATTTGAAACCCTCTGATTATGGCGCCTTCGATCAGGAGATTTTGCGCCAGTTGGATCCCATTGGATATGGTAAGTCTCAATCTTTCCATCATGAGTATGAGATATTCTTGACTAAGAGCGGTCGAAAGGGGGTTGTGATCCGTAGGCCGACTGATGAGGAGCTGAGAATAATTGAGCAGATTACTGAACAGTCAGTCGAGGAGTATCAACGAGTGCGCGGCGCTGTAGACGGTCTAGGATCAGACTCATTCATATCTGCTATTGACCGAGCTCTATCCTACAAAACAAACCAGCCCACAGGGACCGCAAAGTTCTTTGCTGACGAACCAGAAGCTCTGAACGGCACTCCTTCTAAGGTCTTCCACGCATTGAATGCCGCAAACAGGACTCCCTCAAGGGCATCTAGGTCTAGATTGTGGAAGGTGATTCGCCAGAATCTCCGCCGCATAGAGGTCCAGGAGATTATTGATGGCTCTCATGAGAACACTGTAGCCAGTAGTCTATGGACTAAGCAGTATAGAAGCGCCCTTCAGGGATTGGCTCAAATAGCAGAGCGGGTCAGTATGAACTGGGCAGATATAGAAACAGGGGTACTAGAACTTGTTGCACTTCGAGAGTCCGGCACCAGGCCGCCCGGCCAGGTTC